CCCCGGGCAGGGGAAGGTCGGCGGAAGGCGCTTGTTCGGCCGCCAGCCGCGTCGAAAAACTCCTTGATGCTGCTTTTTCAGTGCTCGCACATGACTGCGATCCTGATGACCGTGGTCAAAGTTTCGTCAGGATTTGGCATCTTGGGAGTTGGTTGAGGTTTGCGCCGCGCTGCCTGCGCTCTGTCCGTTCGGCGACAGTAAATCGAGACGCCCGCCGCAGACTGCCACAGTCCATGAGCACCCCCTGCATACTCGGGTGCGCTTCTCATCACGCACCCACACTGCAACGGCGGGCTTGCCGCAAGCCGCACCGGTCGCTATCCTGTCCATCTCGCAAGTCGCCGAACAGGCGACGTCAGCCAACTCCGGGCCTGCGGGTGCTTTATCTGGTTCGGCGCTCATGATGGTTGGCTCTCCGTGGCTGCGCTTGTTGCGTTATCTGCGCTCAGCGTTTTGTCGGCTTGGATGCGCAATGCTCGCAGTGAGCTTGCCAAGACTCTCCCGGCGTCATCCATGTCGCCGGATAATATTCCCAACGCGATCAGTCCATGCCGTTTCTCGGCAGTCCTCCAATCGCGGAGCGCAGATAACAAGCCCGCCGCACCCGACACGCCACCTGCCGACTCCGGTCCGTTCGCCTTTTCGATTGGCGCGTCCGCTGGACGAAAGCCCATCAGCATATTCTGCATTTCATCATCCGTGTAGTTCATGTCGACATCTCGATCTACAGCGAAGCAAAATCAAATACGCATCCGCGTAACTCTACGGGCCGGCAGTCAGCGGCATAATACGGTAATCGACGGCAATATGCCACGCTCGGTCAGATTGCTCCGGCTTTGGATCAACGCGGCCTTCCAAGATCCAAGCGTTCACCGTGCGCTGCGATACGCCCTCTTTCTCCGCAACCTCGCGAGTGGTCAGATACGTCTTCTGCGAGTCGATGCCGAACCTACACCGGCAACGCGCCCGTCGTGGCGCATCCTCCCTGCCAACTGTGGGGGAAGATGGCGAATGTGAACTTCGCTCGATGGGGCGGAGAACACAACCGCCCCGGCAACGATGGCGGCTGCTTCCGCTTCGCGCTCGACACCATCCATCGCGTCGGCGGCGTCCTTGAGCATCCCGCCGAAACCTACGCATGGCCCGCCCATGGGCTGGCGCGTCCGCCGCGCACCGGATGGGCGCGGAGCGGGCAAGGCTGGGTCTGCGAGGTCTGGCAATCGGCCTACGGCCATCGAGCGCAAAAGCGGACGTGGCTCTACTGCGCCGGCACGTCCTCGCCGCTTGAGCCGAGATGGGAGCGCATGCCGGGCACGCATCAAATCGGATTCCACGATCAGCGCGGGCCGGAGCGGAACAAGCCGACGCTCGGACGCCGCGAGGCCAACGCAACCCCGCCAGCTTTCGCCGCCTACCTCTTGGCTCTGGCGGCCACATGTAAGCACAACGGACAGAGCGCAGGCAGCGCGGCGCAAACCTCAACCAACTCCCAAGATGCCAAATCCTGACGAAACTTTGACCACGGGCAGCGGGCGCTTGCCTGCCGCGCCTGGTTCGGCGGCATGCCCCCGATGCGGCGGTAAGTGGCTCCCCTGGTGGATCGAAGGCGTTGTCGGAAGATCATGCGAAAATGGCTGCATTAGTGAGCTTGGGCATTATCCGGCTCAACAGCCGCCGAACGCACCATGCGCAGGCAGCGCGACGAAAAACACCGAAGAACCAAAAGCATGAACACCAACAAGACCTCTCCGACAGCAGACAGCGGGCGCTTGCCTGACGCGGCTCGTTATGCGGCGGGTAACGAGGCGGGAAACCCGCTGCCGACGTATTTCAGGCCAGACCCGGTGCGGCGAGGAAAGGGGCCGGCGCGGCAATCATGGGACAAGTTTCGTGCCGTCTGCGCCGGACTCAAAATACCTTCCGACGCCGCGCTCAAAAAGTGGTGGGAGCGGGGCGCGTCCGCGCTCGATGTTTACCTCGCTCGTCAGAGGATGCTATCGACGGACCGCTCGCCGCATAACGCACCAGTCTCAGCCGCCGTGACGAAAACTGAACCAACCACGCAAACCGCATGAGCAAAAAGCAAACTTCGACACCGGGCAGGGGAAGGTCGGCTGAAGGCGCTTGTTCGGCCGCCAGCCGCGTCGAAAAACTCCTTGATGCTGCTTTTTCAGTGCTCGCACATGACTGCGATCCTGATGACCGTGGAAGCATACTGCAACGGGAGGCGCTAAAAGAGAGGTTCGCCAAAATCATCGGGCGGCCGAACAGCAGTATCAGCCGCGAGTCACCGTAATATCACCCGAATGACCATCAGCATCGACTTCGACCGCACCTGGACGGCTGATCCGCAGCTTTGGCGCAAGTTTTACTATGACGCTAAGGAGCGCGGGCACCGTGTGGTGATTGCGACAAACCGAAGCGAATGGGCGGAAGACATGAAGCGCCATGCCGTTCCGGATGACTGCTCGATCTACTTTTGCGGCTGGAGCCTAAAGGCGGACTACATGCGCAAGATGGGAGTTCAGGTGGACATCTGGATTGATGACATGCCGGGCACCGTGCAAAGCGGGATGGTGATCGGTGGAGTCAACGATTCTCAGCTTTGAGACGGGCTCTCTTCTTCATTTGCTCGATATAAGCCGCGGTTCCTTCAGCGTTCCGGTATTCCTTGCGGCACTCTTGATCGCAAAACTGAGTCCGCTTTGAGGTTGGGCGCTTACACCAAATGCACGGTTTTAGTGGGTTCATACGATTAGAAGTCATCCAGCCTACTGAGCATTTCTTCATGCTTGTCACTAAGCACGATTTCTACAGGCATCATCCTCCGGTAAAACTCCGCAATCAGCGCCGCGTCAATCAGCCCGGTGTGCGGCGTCCGCATCTTCCCGACGATCCATGCCTCATCAGGCCAGAGCGTGCCGGCCAGTTTCAGAGCGGCTGCCTTTGTCTCGCCCTTCTTGAGGTTTCCGAGCATCACCCGCTGCCATGAGTCTTTTGGGTTCCCGGAGCGAACGCGGATGATTTGACTGTTTGTGATGTCCGTCCCGGCCGTGATCGCGCCGACAAGGATGCCGTAGCTGGTCGCCATGGACCGCATGACGCTCGCCTGATTGGCGTGCTTTGGGCATTCCTCCAGTGCGACAACCGTCGGATGTCCGTTGGTCATTCTCCGAATCCAGCCGGCAACCTCGTCCCCGTCGATTTCCCGGCACGATTTAAGAACCGGCATTGGCAGGCAGGCGATCAGGCAGCCGCCTCCTTGCGGATTCACTGTGGTTGAGAGCGAGACCAAGCCACCCGTAAGGCCATTGTCGATACCAATAACAAGATCAGGCTTCATTGAATGGATGGTGAGCGGTCTTCACTTCGTCCGGGATGATTTCTTCGGCGGCTGCTTTCGCCAGATGCGCGACTACATCGAAGACCTCGAAAGCACGGGGAGCCTCCGCTATCAGTTTACACCCCTCAACCGATACGCATTCCTCCATCGGGTCATTGTCCCAATCCGAGTCGTATGTGGTGATCCGAGCAGCCCGGCCGATCATGGCCCGGTCTTTCTGCGTCGGTCGCCATGCCTTCGGAACCATCAGATAAATCTCGGTCGATTGAGTCCGCGTGACTTCCAGTTTAAGGTATTCGTGTTCTTCGCTCATGCGTGCGAATCGCATTGGAATCCGGATCAGGCAACCTTCAGGTGATACGCATTTGCGTAATACGTTCAGTTTGCCAAAGATGGCGAGATGCGAATACGATTGGCGCAAATGAGCGAACTTATCAAGACACCAAAGGACAGGATACCGAAAGCGTGGATCGAGCTATCCAGAGAGCGCGAGCTTCCAAGCAGCGTGCTCCGGTTCATTGTCCGAGTAGGCAAGGCCACAGCCGGAAAAGACATCGCAATCGACAAAGACAACCTGCATGAGGCAAAGGTTGCGCTGGAATTCCTCAATGACTGCGAGCGGTCAGAGGCGCGCATCAAGCGAATTAAGGCGGCTGTCGGGATCTACGAACGCAAAGAACGTGAAGCGGAGCGCAAAAAGAAGATTGCCGGATACGTCATCGAGATCATGGACTCCAAGAAAGGCGCTCAGTTCATCCCGGCGTTTTCCACCAAAGACCCACTCCGACACGAAGCCATTTGCGAATGCGTCCAGAGCGGGGCGCTTGTCCGTCGCGAGTGGATTGGCGGGACGCACACATACTTCTACGTCCGCGCATGAAACTCCCGCTCACTCCAGAAGAACAGGCTTGGCTCTCCAAACAGGATGCGCCGCGAAAGGGGACGGCTGCGCATGACCGAGGCAAGCAGTGCAAGGACTGCGTTCACCTTGTGGAGAGCCGAATCAACGATAAAGTGCTCTGCGGAAGGTCGAGGCCAAACGTCAAAACCAAGCCAACGAACACCTGCAACTCTTTCCAGAAACGATGAAGCCATACCATGAGTGACGACGAACGAGACTACATCGCGATGCTTGAGCGCACGGAGATTCCATTGGATCATCAGTTGATTCGACATCTTCAAAGGCAGATTAGACAGCAAACGGATTATGGAACGGCATTGCAAGCATGGGCAGGCCCAAAGCGGGAATTCCGCGCAACTCCAGACGACTTGATCCAAATCCTTGAATCACGCGGGCTCGGATGGTCGCTGGACCACACCGGCAATCTGATTGAGGCTCGCGTATGGGATTGGCCAAACGTCATCGGGAGATACCGGCCGAACACGGTCATTCCACTGGCTGAGATGCTGGCCAAGGCGATGTATGAAGTGGACTGGACCAAGTATCCTATTCGGAAATGACCACATCATTCCTCTCCATCAAATCATGGCCTGACGCGGACCTTCGCGTGTTCGGTCCGATTATCATGCGCGCCGCCATCAAGGAACCGGGATCGTTTATCCGATCCGACAAGGACAGGCTGAAATTCCCGGAGTTTCCGAAAGAGGACCATGAGTTGATACCGGACTTCTTCATGTGCGCCGGGTTCTCAATGAATGATGCACTCAGGCTTGCGGCATCCGTATCCGACAAGCCAATCCCTCAAATCAAGGAGCCGCCGCAGTATCGCCCGAGACCGCGGAAGAAAGGGACGCGAGCAATGTTCTCCCGGTTTCGGTGAGCGCGAGGACTACCGCTCGACGGTCGGTTTCGCTTCGGGTGTTGGTGATGAAGCCAAAAACCTCAAGGATTCCACATGTCCGGCTTACTGCTGACGGCGTGTTTTGGATCTTCTTTGCGATGTCGGTCTGTGCGATTCCTGCCGCGATGCACTCAAGGATGGCAATCTGAGTCAGCGTGGTGATTCCGTTTCCGGCACACAGACTCCAAACGGAAGTGAACGGGAGTTGATTTTCAAGCATGTTCATATGCAAATGAGTATCATCAATGCGCACGGTGTGCAACAAGTGGGAACCAACTGGCGTCACTCGCCGCATCCAAACCACCAAACTCACAGAACGCCATGTTCATCACTCGCCGAACCACTCAACTGAAAGCCACCCAGTCGCTGACTGCTGCCGCCACCCTCACCGCCAATGACTCCGGGAAGACGTTTTTCCTGAATCTTGCCGGCGGGTTCACTGTTACACTGCCGACCGTTACCGATGGCGTCGAATACACATTCATCGTTGGAACGGCCCCAACCACTGCATACATCATCACCAATGCTCTCGGCACTGCCGGCGACAATATGGTTGGGCATGTTCTGTCTTCAAGTGGTGGCCCGGAAGACACGGAGCCGACCAATGGAGACTCCATCAGTTTCGTCGCAAACACCGCAGTGCGTGGAGATCGCATCCATGTCATCTCCGACGGGACTTCTTGGCACGTCGTTGGTAGCTGTGCGGCTACCGGAGGAATCCTGATTGCTGACGCCTAATCCTGAGCAGGTAAACCAAACAGAAAGGAACCACTACCATGCCTAATGGATTCGCAATTCCCAGCCACTTCGTTGAGTTCGTCACTACGGGCCACTCGAAGCCTACGCTGCCGACCACTGGAACACTCGCCACCGTAGCTGGCACGGAGACGCTGACGAACAAGACGCTGACGAACCCGACAATCACCGGGCCGACGCCAGTTCAGGTTACGTCCGCAACCGTCACGCTTGCCCCGGCTACGCACAGTAATCGCACGACGGTCCTGGACCGCGCCGCCGGAATTGCGGTTACGCTTCCGGCATCCGCAGGAACCGGCGACCGATACAAGCTCCATGTGAAAGCCACGTTCACAGGGGCCGCGACGGTCAAGGTTGCAAACGCAACTGATGTCATGCAGGGCACGGCAACACTGTATCAGGATTCCGGAAATACCGTAGTTGGTTTTGCGACCGGGGCGGACGCGGACACGATCACGCTGTATGTGGCATCAAATACCACGGGCGGTATTTTCGGAGCGATCATCGAACTTGAGGATGTCGCCACCGGATTCTGGTCCGTTCGCTACATCAGCGATGCCGGAGGAGTCGAAGAAACGCCATTCAGTGCGACGGTATCGTAATCGCTTTGTGTGTTGAGATCGGGCCGGGGGCAGCAATGCCTCCGGCCTTTCTGTGTCGGCGAACGCTCACTATTCCGGCCCTGTTTTTGCGATATACGGAGCAACAAGGTTTGAGAGAATCCCGCAGCCGCGCCCTCCGAGCGACGTAACGCAGGATAAAACGAAGTGAGCGTAAGACCCGTTCCCTCGCGGGCATTTGGATTCCGTAATTAGGCTGAGAAGGCGTGTTTTCATGCGAGTTTCAGCATTACATCGGCAACCTTGGACAGTGTTCCGTCCTGAGCGAGGGATCGGAGCCGCTCGCACGTTCGGATGAACGACTCCAATCGAGCCATCTCCTTTTCGTGGTCATTCCCAAGGAAGAACTTCCGAATGTCCTGCAATGCTTCGATGGCCATATCTCTCTCGGATTTGACGCTCATCCTCCAATCTCGCAGAGCTTTGATTGCCTTCGGCATTTCGTCCCTGAAATCACACACTTCGTGCCGAAGACTGGATGCGAGTTCATCCAAAAGAAGACGGGCCGATGCCGCATTGTTGGCAAACTCCACAAGTTTCTTCTCTCCATTTGCGGAGTAATTTATGATTTTCCCGGCGATTTCGGTATCCAACTCAGAGTCTGTTTTGTCTCGATCTACGATCATTTTTGTTGTTTTTGGTGGGTGGTTGATTTCGGGTGATTTACACAAAAGCCTGGCCGCTTCAGCGTTGACTGGCTTCCATCGGATGTCTCCACCAGCAATCAACTCGCGTTTCTTTGGAGTCTTGCTTTCGCTGAAAATAGACCGAACCGATCTGCCGAGATTGCTGACTGCGCATTTTGATATACCGACGCCACTCTTCGGCTTCGTGGTTTCTTTTTCTGGATTGCTGATGTTTGGAAGCTGGGAAAACGATGAAAGTTTCATCCTATTCCATCTATGATGAAATGGACCGACTTGCAATATTTGACGAATACGCATTCGCGGATAGCCTTTCCGGATGGATCAAGACGCACAATCAGAGATCATCGAGCAATCCGGCGAGTCGCCAAATCCACCGAAGGGGCCGACGAAAGGCCACTGTTGGGACTACGACGCATGGGGCACCGATGAAGACGGCGAGGTTTACCATAGCCTCTATGGTGTTTGGTGGGAACGGAGCACTTCCTACACCCGTCTCGACATCGAACTGGAATGCTTTCGTGCTGGCAGAACCGAAGAGGACGGCGGACTAGGAAAATACGGACATCTTCGCGAATGCGTTGAGCTACTCTGGCGCACGGACGCCAACGGAAAGCCGCTCAAGAACCCAAAAGTCGAATGGAACGAGTGGGTGGACAAGATGCTGGAAGAAGCGTGCGGACACCAGTTCCTTTCGGTCGCCGGATGCTCGTCATCCTGCAAATCGTTCAGCGGTGCCATCTACGGCATCTGCACGTTCCTTTCATGGCCATCGGAAACGTCCGTTCTGATCACATCAACCTCCATCCAAGGCGCTAAAAAACGCATCTGGAAGGCGGTGATCGAGCTTTGGAATGCGCTGCCTGACCGCGTGAAGAAGGACTACAAGATCCGGTCTTCGCTGAACATGATCCAATACGTCCCGCCGGACGGGTCAATCCCAAGCGACTCGGCATCCATCAACCTGATTGCGGCAGAACCGAAGCAGGAAGCCGGCGCGATGGGCAAGCTGATTGGGATCAAGGGAAAGCAAGTGCTACTGATTGCGGATGAGTTGTGCGAACTTTCACCGGCCGTGCTGTCCGCGACGACAAACCTGATGTCGAACTCCAGCTTCCAGATGATCGCCATGAGCAACCCGAAGGACTATGAAGACCCGTTCGGAAAGATGAGTGAACCGGTCGATGGCTGGAACTCTATTGATGAAAGCTCGTTTGAGTGGGAGACGAAATACGGAAAAGCCATCCGCTTCGACGTTCTCCAGTCGCCAAACTACCTGAGTAAAAAGAAGGTTTACCCATACATGCTCTCGTATCAGGCGATTGAGAAGGAACGGAAAAAACACGGGGAAAACAGCCCGATGTTCTACCGGTTTTTCCGCGGGTTCTGGCCGATCCAGGGCGTTGAAAGCGTGCTGTATTCCGAAGTGGACTTCAACGCCTACATGAAAAAGGAGCCGGTCGAGTGGGGCAAGGACGCTCCAATCAAAGTAGCCGGCCTTGACCCCGCATGGTCATCCAAAGGGGACCGGTCCATCTTCATGTGGGCGCTTCTCGGCAGGAACAAGGACGGGCTCATGTGCCTGCAATACGTCAACCACACTGCATTGGTTGAGAACGCATCCGACAAGACGACGCCGTTCACGATCCAAACGCGCCTCCAAGTTGAAGAACTGCTGAAGCGGGAAGGAATCCACCCGTCGAACTTCGCTTTCGACAATACCGGCGGCATTGCCTACGGCGACATGCTGGTTCAGTCCATCGGCCGTGATGTGGTCCGCGTGAACTTTGCCGGCAAGGCATCCGAGCGGCCTGTGTCTTCCACGGACAGGACGCCGGCATCCAAGAAGTATGTGAACCGGGTGTCCGAGCTTTGGGGCGTAGGGATCGAGTTCCTTCGCGGCGGTCAGTTGGCAAACATCCCGGATGACCTGAAGGCTGAGATGAAATCCCGTCGCTACGAGACCGTGAAGGGCGGCGATGGTGAGCGGATGCTGATGGAATCCAAGGGTGAGATGCGGAATAGAACCGGGAAGTCGCCCGACCTAGCAGATGCTTTTATGGTAATTTTGGATTTGTGCCGCACCAGACACAACTTCTACTCAGAAGAACGCGGACTCCACGTAATCCCCGAGAAGGACATCGACAAGATTTACCGCGAGATGGACATCGTGGGGCTCAGTGCTCCTGGTGGCTTTGGGGATTGGGTGCCGTTGTCTGCTTAGGCGTCCCCAACGTCCCATCCACTGGCCACGCTTACGCTGTGGATGTAATTCAGTCCGGTCTTCTCAGCGGCAAACGCCTTGAACGACTCGATCACTTCATCCTCATCCCGAGCGTTCGGACCGGTGATGATCACTTCCTCGACAAGCTCAAAGATCCCATGCGGATCGACCTCGCCGTCAGCGATGATTTCTTCCGATTTCAGAAGATTCGACGGGCAGGTGTGCTCTTCGTAGAAAAACTGCTTGGATGACAGGTCGCCATCCCAGGCGAGACCTTTGCGGATCAGCATAAATCTTGGATTGTTGCGCATCACAAGAAGCGCAATAGTTCGCTCGCATCGCCTGCCGGTTGGCGTCTGCTCAACAGATTGCCCGCCGTCGGAAAACACAAGGTTCATCTCGGTTCCGCACTCGTCGCAAATCCACCGAAATTGAAACGAGGTATGAGAATCCGGGTGGTATTTGAATGAATATTCCCCGCAGGCTGCGCACTGGTGCTCAAATATGGTTTTCATGGCAGCGTTCAGCTACCGCACATCCCATCCGTTGACCAATACGCATTCGCGTAATAATCTGCCGGACACAAATGAAGACCGTCTCCCAACTTTCCTCGGTTCTGTCCGGATACCTTCCAGCCGTCGGACCAAGCCCGACAACCATGGTCGGAATGCTCAACCAGGTTCTGCCGCGACTCTACGAGCAAGGGGACTACCAGTGCCTACTGACCGAGTGGGAGACCGACGTTTCCTCCGGTTACTTCCCGCTTCCGCCGCAATACAGCGCAATCATCAGCGCCACGCTGAACGATGTCCCGGTCGTCATCCGAAGCCTGAAATACGAGACCCAGCATCCGGGAACGGGACCGCTTTCCAATGGGGTATCCGAAACATTTGGCTTCATCGACAAGGGCCTGTTCCCGCTGATGTCCGAGATCGCATCTGTCGGTGCGGATGAATTCATCTTCACTTCCACGGCTGCATTTGCCTCCGGAGACGTAGTGACCGTGACCTACAACGACTCGGTGGACGGCTACCTTGTGACGGCGGTTCCGCTTCATGCGATTGCACCGACGTTCTCGGCAGCGTCTGATGCCGGCGATGGCAACACGATTCTCACTGTCAGTTCCAGCACGGGCCTTGTCGCCAACATGGGCATCACGATCACTGGCGCGAGCACCGGCTACAATGCGACATGGCGCGTAGTATCAGTGACCGACGCAACACACATCGTGATCGACAAGGAATGGACTGCGACCACCACCGGAACTATTGCCAACGCCAAGCGCCTGATGCCGCCGAACGCCATCTCCAGCGTCATCAAGGTGGAATACGCATCCCTGCCGGCGGACACCATGATGAAAGATGCGGACGGAATCATCTACGCCATCCTGCCGGCCGGAGACGGAATCAGCCAGTTTCGCCGGTTCAACTGCCCGCAGGTTCCGTCCGAGACCACGGACGAATACCTTGCAACTTGCATCGTGAAGCGTGCATTTATCCCGCTCACCAGCACTTCAGATGTCGTTTACATCGACAACATTCAGGCGCTGAAATACGGGATTCAGGCTGTGATCTACGAGGACCAAGGTGAATTTCAGGCTGCAACGATCAGTTGGGGCAAAGCCAAAAAGGCGATGGACGATCAGGAATGGGACACCCGCGGAGGCGTGCAGGAGACGCAATCAGTCAACCCTTGGGGGACTGGAATCGCTGGGATCAACGGGCGGTATTAAGACTGGAAGAAATGAAAGATCTATCTGACAGTTCCCGAATCCGCAAATTAGAGTGTAGGCTTTACGCCCATGATTCTTGATGGCGGGAGAATCGGGGCTGATTGTCACTGCGAATTGCTCCATGATAGCACATAATACCACTAACGGGTCGGATACCTCTGCTGCCCACGCGACGGCAATCAGATCAAAATCACGGGCAAGGCTGCCGTGAACGGAGAGCGCATAGCCGTGACTCTGGAAAATGGCGGCAAGGTCTGGATACATTGCGGCGGCATACACGGGGCCGTAATTTGGCTTGAGTTGATCGACGGTTTTCATTTGGTAATATGGAGACATTTAGCAGAGTTGACAAATACGCATCCGCGTAGGATTACTGCCGCTAATGGCAGCCGATCAATCACCGCTTGGGTTGGAAACCCTTGATGAGAAAACGCTTAAAGCCCCCGACACGGTAATCAAAAACCCGGCGGCGGGCCGAAAGGTGTATCGCGAACTGGAGCAAAGGAACCAATCCCGGTCGTGGATTCTTTCACTCCACCAGCAAATGCTGGATGGGAAACCGCCTTTTGATCAGCAGGTTCTTTTCGCAAACGGCCAAAGCGGAAGGACGAATGTGGACTTCGGCGACGCCAAGGCAGCGCACCAAAGCATGATGACCGGAGCCATCGACATGATGACTTCCGTCGAAAGGCTGGCGAGAGTTCCGCTGAAACGCGCCGTCATTCCGGATGACGAGCAGCGGACGGCGATGGAAAACATCCTGTCCGACGAGATTTCCAGAGCCATTCGGAATTGGGAGCAGTTCCCGAATACCTACCTCACGCTGGCTCACTACTGCTT